ATAGCCCCGAGGAGCACCGGATCGCCGTCCTTGCTCGCCGGCCAGGGTTGGCCGTCGGGCCCGCGTTGTGCCGCGATGTTACCCGCGACGATCGCCTCAAGCTCGCGGGCGACCTCGGGCAAGATCTGATCTTCGACGTGCGCAAGACCGCGCAGGCGTCGGATCACCTCGTCGAGCTCGCCCGCCATCGGGCGCTCCTTAGAAGGACTGGCAGACGACCGTCGCCGCGTCCGTGCCCGTCGCGAGGATCTTCGAAAAGCACCCCGAGAGCAACGACCCCGCGGTACGCGCCAAGAACTGAACGCCTGCGTCACCGCCGCAGGGGACGGCCGTAACCGCGCCGGCTGAATTGGTGTAGATGCCGGCGGTGCACGACGGGAAACCCGCGTCCACAGCGTCGCTGGCCGTGGCGACGGCGGCCGTCTGGGGGACGGCGGCAGCTGCCATCGAGACGGCAACGGTCTGGTCGCTAGCGATGGCGACCGAGAGGGAGTTGGCCTTGGTGCTCTGACCGGGACCCGAAGGTCGCACGGCCGCGGCCACGCCAATCAAGGTCGTGAGGCAGACGATAACGAGAACGGGAACGGTGTACTTGCGCATGGGGCTACGGTAGCACGAAACTTGCTTCAAGTCTCGCTGTCGTCCTCGGCCTGGCCCGCGTCTTGCTGGCCGGCCATCCAATGATAGGGGGACTGCTCGGAATAGGCGAGGGGGCCGCCGCGGGTGACACCCTGGTCGGTGTCCGTCGCCAGGAGCGGGAGCTCGAATAGGCCCTTCTCCGAATCGGCGGCCTCTTTGATCTCGGCCCTGGCGTCGCGCCAACGGCCAAGGATGGCCTCTTCGTCGCTCTTGGACGAAGGGTCGTAGCCGCGGGCGTCGAACGCCTCCTTAGTGACGATGTCCACGAGCCACTGGATCACCGTCTCGGGCGGGTCGGCCGCCATGGCGTTCGTATCGTAGCGCTTGCGCAGGACCGCCTGGATCCAGTTCCACTTAGAATTCAAGGTGTTCTGTAGCCACTCGGGCTTGCGCGCCTCCAGCTCGTCCACAGCCTCGGTGGGCATAATCGAGCGTGTGCGGAAAACGGTGGGATCGACGGGGGACGCCATGGGCTACTATGGCACGGATCTTTCCCGCCGAGAAATCGTACAGTGCTGGTCGATTTGCCCTTTACGTTCGGTCAGGGGTGTCCTATTTTAATAGGACATGAATACCACACAGATCAAAGGACTTCGCGCCTTGCACGCCGACGCATTAATCACCCCGCGCGCGACCATCGAGCGACGCGCCGGAGACGCCTATTCCGTAATCGTGGACGGCAAAACCATCGGGGTCTGTACGACCTACGCAGGCGCCCGCGAGCTTATCGTGGCGCACTTCGCGGACGTCGAAGCGCTCGCGGCCCGAGACGCGATCACCAAATGAGTGCAGCAATTACCGCGGCTGTGGCCGCCTACCGGAACGGATCAGGACCGCGTGCACCCACACCATGGTGGATTTGGGTCCTATTCCTCATGCTGTGTTGTGGGTACGTCGTGTGTCCCCTACCAGCACACGCCGATGGGTCCGCCGACGCCCGCATCGTGCGCGCCCTAGAGCGTATCGCGGACGCCCTAGAGCACCCGAAGTGTCGGTAGATCCGAAGAAGTACCGACATCTCGGAACGGTGGCCGAGAGCGGGATTCGAACCCGCGTCTCGGCACTACAATGCGCCGGTCCTGCCGATTAGACGATCCCGGCCGAGTCTTACGACGTGCGCGGCTTGACCTTGAAGATGTGGTAGGGCATGCCGTAGCTTGCCGTCGCGCGGCCTTGCGCGAGAAACCACATGCGGCGTTTCTTGGCGGCTTCCAACCCACCCGCGTTGAAGCGGTTGAAGAACTGGATCGCGACCGGCTCATTGACGAGCCAGATCATCCCGGGGATTTCGGAGGCAACTTCCTCACGTGCGATCACGTAGTAGGAGTCGTCCGAGCCCGTGACGGTCGCAACGGTTTCGCTGTCGTCCGTGGCACTGATCACGCGCGCCTCGTAGCTCGCCGTCGCGCCGATCTCTTCCATTTCGATCGGCTCGCCAAGACCCTGGTATCGGATCACGGACTCGATGTCGCCCGAGCCGGCGCCCGCGCTGGCGGTCACCTGAGCGATGAATTTGGCGCTTTGCAGCTGCGCGACGGACGCGCCGAGTGCCGGGGCATGTAGGATCGCGCCGAGCTTGAGCTTGCGGAAATCCTTGCCGTTCGGCATCTTGATCTTGCTGAGGTGCGTCTTGATCACAGTGAGCGCGTTTAGACGCTCTTCCGGGGTGCTGAGATCAGGGCGCAGCGAAAGGTTCGGCGTGCCTGCGAAGTCCGCTTCCTCAAGAAGGTTCGAGTACGTTCCGCGGCTCAAGTCCTTCGGGTGATTCGGGTGCGACTTCGAGAAGTACGCAACGTTGTCGAAGCTCAGGCCCGTCTCCCCGTACATCAGGAGAGCCGCGAGCTCACGCTGCGGGTGGTACGCGATCTCGGCGGCCGCGTCGGCGTTCCACTTGGTGGCGAGCTGAACACCCTGACCGTCGAGGTCGGTGAACTGATTCTCGCGGAACTCGACGCCCATGGCGAAGTTGCCGACCGACATCGAAAGCTTTGCCATCGACATCGATTCGAACTCGCCCATGCCGCCCTGTCCCTCGTGACGCAAACGCGCCGTCGAGAGCAACCATGCGAACACTTCGCGTTGCGAATTCGTGGTGCGCGTGACCGAGAACTTTGGGTAAACCAGGTTCTTGGTTTTCGCGAGGTAGGAATTCTCCTGCACCTGTTGAATGTTCGTCGTAAAATCCTGGACGAACGACTCATTTAGAACGGGACCGAGACTCATTTTCGTTTTCCTTCGCTATGCGATTCCCTTGAGAAACGGACCGTTACGGAGCCGGCCGCAGCAGTTCGACGTGGCACATGCCGTCGCCATCGATGCGCCACAGGCGCCCTGCCTTGGAGTTGTTGGTGGACGTGCTGGTGACCGTCTGGTCGTCCAGCCAGTAGACGATCGAGAGCAGGTCGGTCGCGTCGAGAGCGCCGCCGGCGTCGTCATTGTGAAGCACGTGGCATTCGACGGTCGGGTGGACTTCGGTCAGGACCTTGAGATCGCCCTTTTGGCCGTTGGTGTTGTCGGGCGCGTTGATCGCGAAACCGACGGGGAAGGTGTCCGTATCGGTGCCCGTACCCGCGGGGGCAGCGGACACATCGGAGATGTCGAAGCACACCATTGCGCCGCGGTAGAACTTTGCGGCCGCCGCGACAGGCAGCGAGATGTCGGCCACGAACGAATGGCCGGGAGAAAGCAGACGATCTGCGGACAATGCGCTCATGGCTTACTCGCTCTCCTGTTCGGCACCGTCGGCACCGAGAATTTTCTGAATCTGATCCGAGGATCCGCCGAAGACTGTGATCCCGGTGGCCAGGTCTCGCGTCACGCGGGGACCGCGCGATGCTCCGAGGCCCATCATTTCGGCGAGGCGATCTTTCTGCCCCGACGGAACGAAACGGCCGTCGCCCTGGCCTTTGCCCACGGTGCCCTTGGCGGGCTGCGCGGGGGCCTTGAACTCCGCTTTCGGGAGCGTCTTGACGGCGCGCTCGAGTGCTTCGAGCGAAGAGGCGGCAAACATCGCCTGGATCTTCGCGTCGTTCTTGAGGTCCGGGCGCGAGTCAATCAAACGCGCGCGGACTTCGGTCTCGAGCGGGTCGGGGGTCGAGACCGCGCGGAGGGCCTTGGAGCCGCCCGGGGGGTCGGACTTCTTCGGCTCTTCCTTGTCGCCCTCGGCCTTGGCGGCCTTCTCTTCGGGCTTGTCGCCGTCTTTCTTCTCGGGCTTGTCGCCGTCGCCGTCCTCGGCGTCCGCCTTGGCGGTCCCGAGCATTTTCTTGATGGCGGCCTTGGCGTCTTCGTTGCCCTCTTCGGCAAGCGCGGCGAGGGCGCCCATCGCGTCGGTGTACTTGCTCGCCTGTGCGTTGCTTTTCAGCATGGCGCGAAACTGGGTGAGCTCTTCGGCGGAAAGTTGCATTTGGGTTCCCTTGGCCTGAGGTGTCGACTCTGTCGGCACGGGCTTTGCTTCCAATGTCGTCGTAGTACCACGCGTGAGCGTGGCACGCAAATTGCTTTCGGTCGTGATCTCGTCGGCCAACCCGACTCCAAGAGCCCGGTCGCCTACGAATACCCCCGCCTGCAAGGGCGCCGCGTCGACCCCCCGCGCCTCTTTGACCCAGCGGAAGAACTCTCCGGCCAGGTCGTCCACGATCACCTGCTGGGCCGCGATCGTGTCGTCCGTGATCGGCACCCCGGGGTTGCCGTCCGCCTTGCGGGCGCCCGATGTCACCAGCACAATGTCGACGCCCTGCGCCGCGTCCCCGCGCGCGAAGGAGCACATTTGCTGGATCACGCCGACGGACCCGGCCATTGACGTGGACGTGAGACAGATCCGCTCCGCGGCGCATGCGAGGGCGTACGCGGCCGAGCTCGCCTCGCCTTCGACGAACGAGATCAAGGGCTTGCCCGATGTCTCAGACATGGCGCGCATCGCGCGGGCGGTTTCGAACGTCCCGTAGACGTCGCCCCCCGGCGAGTGAATCTTCAGCATGACGGTCCGTGCGTCGGAGGCGAACGCCTTGGTCACGCGCGAGAGGATCGCCTCGTAGGAGTCCCAAAACCATCCGGCATGCTGCACGAGGGGGCCGCGGATCGTGACCGTGGCGATCCCGTCGACGACCGCGGGCCCTTGCTCGTGATCGTCGCAATCGAGCAAGATCCCGACCGCGCCCATGCGCACGGCCATCGGCCCGTTTCGCTCAAATTTACGCTGCGTTTTGCTCGTCTTGTCCGTCATTGCCTTGGTCCTCTTCGACGAATTCGGTCAGATCGACGACGTTCGACTCCGAGATGTCCTCGATCGGGATGTCGTACCGGGTCGCGATCTCGTCCACGCTTAGCGTCTTGCCGAACGGCGCGAGCGCGGCAGTCATGCCTGTGATCGCGGTTCCGAGCTGCAGCATGGTGCGCGCCTCGACCTCATGGTCCTTGGGCGCCTTGGTCTGGTACTCGACCGCGATCCCGGTCGCGACCGCCGACGCGCCGCCGCGGATCCAGCAAAAGAGCGGGAGCGCTTGCGTATTGAGCGTGTGGGAGAGCGCATCGCCGACGTCTTGAATGATGTCATTGCGGATCAGACGGTGAACGTCCGCATTCGCGAACCCGGTGCCGCCGGTGGTCGTCACAACCTGGCCGGCGAGCGAGATCATGAATTCGTTGTCGGCTTGTTCCGTCTCTTTCGAGAAAACCTCCCAGCCTTTACCGTTCGACTCGAGAAGAGAGACCGTCCAGCCTGGCGGCGTCTCGAAAACCGAATTAATCCCCCACGCGATGATCTTCGACATCCAACCCATGCGCTGGGTCTCGGTTGCGCCCGCGGGCGCGCTGGCGACACGTGCCGGGTTCGCCAATTTCGCGGAATAGTTGGCCTGGTGCTGTAAAGCGTGGTCTTTCTTGATAAAAGCGCGGCCGAGAGCCACCCAAAGCCCATTTCGCCACGGATTGACGCGGCCGCCGGGCACATGCAGCACCCATCGCCCGTCGCCGGGCGTAATCGGGATTTCCCCAAGGATTGAGCGGTAATACCAGCGGTTCTCGTTCCACCGGTAGCGTAGAAATTCAGGCTCTAGGCGCTGGAAAACCGGGTAATCTCGGCCCTCTACCTGCAAAAACTCGCCGACACCTACGCCGAGCATGTGTCCGTCACGCGCCAGGAGCGCGAGCTCCGCCGGCGGGAGCATTTCGTCGTAAACGGAGCGAGTCCCGTTGTTTTTCTGCAGTTCGTCTTTGATCGCGGTCAGATCCGAGTAGAAACGGCGCGGAAGGCGCACCAGGCCGCTCGTAAGCGTTTTGGAGAGCCCGGCGAGCACGCCATCCGAGTGCATCGCGGCCACAAGCTGCGCGGCCTTCGACAAATCGCCCCGATCCGCCATTTTCCTGGCGGTTTCGAGATCTGCCGGGTACCAGCGGGTCTGCGTCGTCGGAAGCGACTGCAGTTGGCCTCCGGCGAGCTGGTTTCGGAGGCCTTCGACCGCGTCGTCATCGAGGGACAACGCCGTCATGGGCGGTTTCTGGTAGGTGCTCACGCCCAAGAGGGCGGCGACCATATTACCTAGCTTGCTCACCCCGGGAGCGTAGCACGCCCTGCAGGATTCGTGCCTACTTCACCGAACGGGCGAGGGAGACGAGCCACTCCGCGAACGCAGGAGGGGTACGGCGCCGTTGCTGCGCAGAACAGACTTTGATGCCGGGTGGTACAGACGATCCTGCGCGGTCGTAGGCTCTCGGTCTGGACGTCG